CCCCTCGCCCGCGATCCCAGCGCCACCGGCCCCATTGCCACCTACGCCGAGCTCTTCCCCGCCGCGTACGCCGGCCACACCGGCATCTTCTCCTTCCGCGCCCGCGCCAGCGGCCGCTGCTCCACCCCCTACCCCGCCATGGACTGCCTGCTCGTCACTGTCGAGCAGGCCACCCGCATCTCCCGCGAGGCCCTCTGGGATTGCCTCACCGCCAACTGCCCCGACTCCTTCCTCGACCCCGCCGACATCTCCCGCCACGGCCTCAGCACCGACCACTTCACCGTCCTCGCGCACCACTTCTCCCTCTGCGCCAACTTCCACTCCGGCAAGCACGTCATCCAGATCGGCATGCGTGACGCCACCTCCTCCTTCCTGGTTAACCACACTCCCGCCAACGGCCCTCTTCCCGGTCACTTCTCCCTCCGCCTCGGCGACGAGCCCGCGTCACTCAACGGCGGCCTCGCCCAGGACCTCGCAGTCGCCGCTCTCCGCTTCAACCTGTCCGGCGACCTCCTCCCGATCCGCTCCGTCCACACCTACCGCTCCTGGCCTTCCCGCGCGAAGAACCTGGTCTCAAACATGAAGAATGGGTTCGACGGCGTGCTCGCCAGCATCAACCCCGTGAAGCCCAGCGACGCTCGCACCCGCATCGTGGCCCTGGACGGCCAGCTCGACATCGCCCACCCCAGATCCGTCCGCCTGATCCACATCGCCGGCTTCCCAGGCTGCGGAAAAACTCACCCCATCTCCCGCCTCCTCCGCACCTCCGCCTTCCGCGATTTCAAGCTCGCCGTCCCCACCGTCGAACTCCGCTCTGAATGGAAAGAGATCATGAAGCTCCCCTCATCCCATGCCTGGCGCTTCGGCACCTGGGAGTCCTCCCTCCTCAAGAGCGCCCGTGTCCTGGTCATAGACGAGTGCTACAAGATGCCACGCGGGTACCTCGACCTCGCCATCCACGCCGACTCCTCCATCGAGTTCGTCATCGCTCTCGGTGACCCCCTCCAAGGCGAGTACCACTCCACCCACCCCAGCTCCTCCAACTCTCGCCTCGTCTCAGAGATCAGCCACCTCGCCCCGTACCTCGACTACTACTGCCTGTGGAGCTTCCGCGTGCCTCAGGACGTCGCCGCCTTCTTCCAAGTCAAGAGCCACAACACCGCCCCCGGTTTCGCCAAGCTCTCCAAGCAGTTCCCCTCCTCCGGCCGCGTCCTCACCAACTCCCAGAACTCCATGCTCACCATGTCACAGTGCGGCTACTCCGCCGTCACCATCGCTTCCAGCCAGGGCTCCACCTACCCCAACGCGGCCCACATCCATCTCGACCGTCACTCCGCTCTCCTCTCCCCCTCCAACTCCCTCGTCGCCCTCACTCGCTCCCGCACCGGCATCTTCTTCACCGGCGACGCCCACCTCCTCGACGGCGGTCCCAACTCCAACCTCATGTTCTCCGCCTTCTTCGCCGGCCGCCCCCGCCCCCTCCGCGACTGGTTCCCTGGCCTCTTCCCCTCCGCCGAGCTGCTCACCGAACCCCTTCACCAGCGCCACAACCGGCTCACCGGCGCCCTCTCCCCACTCCACCCTTCCCATGTCGCCCTCCCTGACTCCCCTCAGCTCCTCCCTTTCCCCGCCACGGGCCCCTACTCCCATGCTCTCCCCATCCGCTCCCGCTTCGCCCCCTCCGTCAAGCCGTCCGAGAGCTCCGACGTCCTCGGCTTCGCCCCCATCGCCCTCGGCGACGGTGCGCAGAACGCCCCGCACGTCGAAACCACCTTCCTCCCCGAGACCCGCCGGCCCCTCCACTCCGACCTCCCCTCCTTCCGACCCCAAGCCCCCCCCTCTCCCTCTGATCCCTCTCCCACCGAGGCTGTCTTCGAACCGGTCTACCCTGGCGAGACCTTCGAGAACCTCGTCGCCCACTTCCTCCCCGCCCACGATCCATCCGACCGAGAGATCCACTGGAAGGGCCAGCTCTCCGGCCAGTTCCCCCACCTCGATAAGGAGTACCACCTCGCCGCCCAGCCCATGTCTCTCCTCGCCCCGATCCACGACTCCAAGCGCGACCCCACTCTCCTCCCCGCCTCCATCCAGAAGCGCCTCCGCTTCCGCCCGTCCCCTGCCCCCTACCGCATCACTCCCCGAGATGAGCTCCTCGGCCAGCTGTTGTACGAAGGCCTCTGCCGCGCCTACCACCGCAGTCCCACCACCACCCACCCCTTCGACGAGGCGCTCTTCGTCGAGTGCATCAACTTGAACGAGTTTGCCCAACTCACCAGCAAGACACAAGCAGTCATCATGGGCAACTCCCGCCGCTCCGACCCCGACTGGCGCTGGTCAGCCGTGCGCATTTTCAGCAAGACCCAGCACAAGGTCAACGAGGGGTCCATCTTTGGCAGCTGGAAAGCCTGCCAAACCCTCGCCCTCATGCATGACGCCGTCGTCCTCCTCCTCGGCCCAGTCAAGAAGTATCAGCGCGTCTTCGACGCTCGCGAGCGCCCGGCCACTCTCTACATCCACGCCGGCCAGACCCCCACGTCCATGAGCTCCTGGTGCCGCCGCCATCTCACCACTGCCCCCAAGCTCGCCAACGACTACACCGCGTTCGACCAGTCCCAGCATGGC